TGCCATTTGGTGCAATAAAAACAGTGTTTGCTGTTTGGCTGGCCAGCGCACCAGTCAGTGTGCCGCTGCCTGTGACAGGCGAGTTCGAGACAGTAATGAAGTTCGGCAGACTGAGGCCGACACTGGTGACGGTGCCGGTGCCGTAGCTCTGCGCTTTCACATAGGCGGTTGTGGCAACCGTCGTGGTGTTGTCGGAAGTCGCTGGTGTGGTAGCCGAGGCGCTACTGCCAAGCGCCACAGTGCCACTGAAGGTCTTGTTTCCTGAGACGGTTTGGGTCGAGGTGAGCGTCAGGTACGCTCCAGAACCTGCAATAGCCTCAATAGCCGTGGCACTTCCGCCGGCACCGCCAGTTCCTTTACCGTAGTAAAGGACATTATCGACCTCGTTAAAGGCAAGCTCGGCGTTGGCCAGACCTGTGGGGGCACCAGCATCTCCACTGACGCGACGCTTAATACGAAGTATGTTGGCCATTAGAAGTTGCCTCCGTCAGAGAGCGTGGTGGTAGTCCAGATGGGATCCGCTCTGAAGGTAGAGCTTGCGGCGTCGTAGTACACAACGCTCCTGTCCACTTTAGCTGCGGTATCAACAAACAACCCACTAGCGCCACTAAGCACGATTTGCGTGTTATCGCCTGCGCTGAGCACTAATTGCGTCTCATCGCCTGCATTAACTACTAATTGCGTATCATCGCCAGCACCGAGAACCAGTTGCGTCTCTTCGCCAGCGCCAATGACAAGTTGCGTCTCATCAATAGGGATGAGGTTGAGATCGACATTTGGCATTGATCAGGTTCTCGAATAGGTACGGACAACAGTGACATTGCCAGTTAGCCAGTAATATCTTTCACCACCAGGGCTGGTGAGACTCACGTCATAAACATATACATCAGGAGTCAAGCCAAGCGTAGTTGCTGGAGAGATGGCAAGTTCTGCCAAGCCGTCAGTGGCCGCAAGGATGGAAGTAGTAAATGTGGCTACCTGCACCAACGTGTCAGTATCTTTAATATCTGCGTCGATGATGTAGCTTGTGATGTCGATGGGAACCGAGACATAAAGCGCACTGCCAAATGTTCCGCCAATCGTCACGCTGGATCCACCCGATGTGGTTGAAACCCTGAACGCATTAGACGTTAGGCCGTCTGCAATGACGTAATAGACGACGTTCTCGCTCAAGCCACAGGTACTAGAGCCAGTGAAGACGACCTTGGCGCCTGCGGCCAGCCCGTGACATGCCACCGTAAAAGTGGGTACAGTCGCAGTCGTCAGCACGCTTGTTACTTCCTTCTTGTTCTGCGTTATGCGGAATTGGGCCTTCCACGTAGAGTTCTGCAGCAGCGAAAAGTTATAAGTGGCAGGGTAAATCACAGGTCCGCCTCCAGTCTGCTGGTGTGCGGCTCATGCACAGTGCCACCTGCTGGCGTAGCGTCGCCACATCCGCTGCTAGCGCTCCTCCCGACCAGTCTCGCCATCGTTAGTTATGGATCATGAGGCTACAGGGAGAGAGTAGCTCAGGAATGGCGAATAGAAAAAAAAATGCTCATGGCATATTTGATCTTATCGGTTATCTTTTGCTGTCTTTGCCGAATTACTTGTTTGCTAAGACCACTGGCCTCTGAGATTTCTTTTGTTGAAGCCACTTGACATCCGATACCATATTTTTGCTTGATAAGCTCTTGCTCCTCTGCCGACAATGCACTAATCAACATTGCAATAGCTTCAAACTTTTCTGCATCATCTTCGGCGTCAGTATTGCCCTCGAAAACGCTTGCTGGAATCAGCTCAAGCATTGAAGCTTGATCGTCCCCACAATTTATGGCAGAATCCAACGATACAGTCACTGAATCCATTAAGACCGTTCTCTTGACCTTCTCCACTGTCTCCTCAATCTCTTCCGCTATTTCCGGGATAGTCGGCTCTCTGTCAAACTTTAAGGCCAGCCTTTCCCTGGCTTCTCTGATTTGCTTTGCTGTTTTTTGCAGATTTGACGGAAGCCTGATGGCCTTTTCCTGATACTCGGTCGCCCTTACTATTGCCTGCCTGATCCACCAGTAAGCGTAAGTACTGAACTTGTACCCTCTGCCAGGCTCAAACTTCTCGGCAGCCCTTGCCAATCCAATTGCTCCCTCCTGCATCAAGTCTTGAATTGTTAAGTGAACTTGAGATGTTTTAATCTTTTTTGCTACGGCAACTACAAGTCGCATATTTGCGGAAATCATTCTATTCCTCGCTTTTACGCCTTTATTTATTGCTCTTCTTGCCTGTGGTTCCAGATCTTTCGCTGACTTATATAGATTTTCTTCTGAAATTTGCTCGCTTATCCCATTATCTCTCAAAACCTTCATCATTTGCTGAACATGACTGCCAAGTATTATTTCCTCATCGCATGTCAACATCGGGACACGGACAATATCGGCTAGGTACTCTTCAAAGCTCATGAAGGGGCGGGGCCTGCATACCAGTTTTGCTGGCTCTTGATTTTCAAGATCACCTGGCTTGAAGGTGCGAGTCTCGAAGCACCCGACCGCTGCTAGCCAAGCGAGACTCTACAGTCCCAGTGGGCCAGGGTCAAGCTCCTGCCTGGTTAAGAGGGCTCTACGCGAACGCAATCGGAAGAGGAAGCTGCCTCCGGTTGCCGTCGTTGGTCTCGGCAATCAATGGCCGACTTGAAAGATGGATGCAGGGAAGTAAGTAATACTCTCCAGCAGAAGCGCAGATGTAATGGGGGAAAACTGCTTTCACGTTGGAAACAGACTTGATGGTGAGAAGCGTGTCACCAAAGAAGCGGGCGTAAACGGCGTCTCCAACAGAGAAGCGTGGTTTCTTGCTGGTTGGCATCTGATCTAGAGGTTGGCTGATCTTCAAGATACTAGGCCAGCCGGTCTTACACGTCAACGGAGTTCTAGTCATTTCGCGCTAGGCGGCTCCAGGCCAGGACAGTCTTCGCTTGCTGGCGCCTCACCAGACCCCTCCAGCAGGGCCAGGAAGAGACCTACGACAGCGCGGAGCGCCTGTCCCTTGGCGAAGGAGCGCAAAGGCCTGGGGCGGGGTTGGCCTGGACTTGGGATGCTTTGCGCCCAGCTTGCACCCAAGTGTTGCCCCCCTGGCTCCCGCGTGCTACCATGGATGCGTTCATCACAAACTTTTATGCCAACACCACTACCTCGCCTTGTTGTTGGAATTCCAGAAGATACGCGCCAGCAGCTTCGTGCATTAGCCGCAGCTCACCATCGAAACATTTCCGGCGAAGTAATAGCAGCATTGGAGTCCTGGATCGCAATGCACTCGCAAGCTGACCGAGCGGCAACTGCTGCGGGCTCTTTAGTGAAAAGTTGGATTGCAAGAGAAGCAGCTGAAGCTTCTAGCACAGAAGAGGGCTGACTCATCAACGGAAAATCAAATGGCTCACATTACAGGCCAGCAGCCTTTCACAGCGCTCCCTAACTGGATTTTTCACAAACAAAAGGCCGAGCCTGGCTGGCTTTCGGCTTACGAGCTTGCAATTTTGTTAGCCCTTCAGCATTTTGCGAATGGCCTAGGTTCAGGGAATTGCGTGTTTCCTAGCTACAACACTCTCTGCGCTTATGCGGGAATAAGCAGAAACTCTGCAATCAAGTCTATTGTTCTTTTGCAGGAAAAAGGTCTTATCAAAAAAGAAGCAAGGTACGGCGAGAATGAACAGAAGACGAATGTTTATCATTTGGTCTTCTGGAGTGTTGATCAAACCCAGTCCGCTGCCTGCCCTACCCAGTCCACCACAGAGACCACCCAGTCCACCACATGCACCACCCAGTCCACCACAGAGACTGGGGGTGGTCCAGGAGATGCACTACCCCAGTGCAGGAGCTGCACCCGAACAAGAACCATTGAACAAGAACCATCTAACAATAAAAACCCCCCTATATCCCCCCAGCAGCCAAAGCGGCCCCCAGCAGGGGTGGAGCTGCCGGACTGGCTGGAGCCCTACCGTGAACATCTGCTGCAATGGCTTGAAAGAAGGCAAAAGAAATACAAGCTCAAGCCAGAACTTACAAGCTTCACCATGCGTGCCCTAGAATATGCGAGGGATACTGGAGTTCTCAAGGTTTACTGCGAGTATGCTTCTGAAAGAAACTGGCAATCACTTGGTTTTGCTGGTTACAAGGAGACGATTGAAAAGCTTGCAAAGGAAAATGGTATAGCGACTAAAGCATCAAATCAGGGCAAACCAGCAATGTCGCCAATCGTCTACACCTTGAATTAAATGAGCGAAGAGATTTCTGCAATTGTATCTCAGATGAGTACCTGGGATACCGGAGAGATAGAAGATTCATTTCTTTCATCTTGTGTTTTCTACCTCGAAAGCGAACAGGGTTCTCCAGCAGAGCTTTGTGAACTCGTAACGCAGGTTGATCAAGAGTGGTTTGTGGAGACTCATAAAAGAGCCCTTTTCCATGTAATCAAGAAGATTGCTCTCGACACAGTTAAGTCATCCCTGGTGGTGCCTGGAAGCATTGCCGTAATGGCTGAGAAGTTACTTCTGTCGATGGGGTACGAAGATGAATGTCAGTATGTTGAAGGAGTTGCAAAATCGCCTTCAATGTTCTTTAGCATTGAATCCCTGTATTCTGTTGTTCCTCTTTGGAGGGTAAAGCTTGCAAGGGTGAATCTCAGGGCTAATGCAGAAAAGATCATTGCCACCCTTGCTGGCGCTCCTGATCAGAAGGTGTTTGAGGAGGATATTCCGTCCTTAATAGAGAACCAGCAGGAGATATGGTATAATGCTTCGTCTATCAGCAAAAAGGATGATGACTGGCAGTCTTCCATTGAAGAAGCGCTTTCAGCATTGCCAGGGGACATTGCAATACCAACTGGCCTGGCTGTGTTGGATGACGCAATACAGGGCGGTATCGCAAAAAGAAACTCACCATATTCAGGCCGCTTGGTGGTGATAGCAGCAAGGCCTGGCATGGGTAAAAGTACGTTTGCCATACATCTTGCTACGGTGCTGGCGGACACTCATTCCGATGTGGCTTTTTTCAGCCTGGAAATGTCCAAGAAACAAGTTCAGTACAAATCCATCTCTTGCTATGACTACATGAATCTGAGTTACCATAAAAAACTTGTTGATCCCATTCGTTCAAGCAACCTAAGGCTGAGGACTTACACCGCTGCCCAGAGAGAAAGACTTCAAAGTTATTCAGATTCTCAGCTAATAAAAAGGCTGCATATCTTTGATGCGTCTGAAGCCATTAACACGATTTCCGCCAAGATCAAGCTTCTCGCTAAGACCAGAAAAAATCTTTCAACTGTTTTTATTGACTACTTGCAACTTATCGAAGGTTGCTCTGGTGATGCCCAAAATACAGAAGCTTCTAATATCGGCAATGTCACAAGAGCCCTGAAAAAGCTCGCCACCAGCATCGGGATTGATATTTTTCTGTTAAGTCAGGTCAATAGGGGCGTGGAAAATAGAAACGACAAGATGCCAAATATGTCAGACCTTCGCGCCTCTGGTAGAATTGAGGAGGACGCTGATATTGTTATGTTCCTGCTGAGGCCAAATTACTATGACAAGGAGAAGGATGAATTTGAACTAGCGATTTCAGTTGCCAAGAACAGGCACGGAATGTGCGGTACACTCCAATGCTGCATTGATCTTCAAAGTTCTGTTATCTTTGAAAGAAGCTCTTGGTAATGGCGCAAACTGACTGGAGCGCTATTTTTGCAAAGTTTCCAGAGCTTGAGGCTCCGGGCTATCAGGAAACCATGCAAAAAGTAATTAAACAGCAGCCAGACTATGAACTTGAAAGGCTGAAAGCAAAGATGCAGTCAATTAACAAGGAAAAGCAGAGCGCAAGAAGCAAGAATCGCAGCAAAACTGCTGCTAAGAAATCAGTGACTCAAGATAGCATAGATCCGCTCTTCGGCGTCAATAAAGGCCGGGGCAAGAAGCGGTAGGCACTGCGGCGCATTTTCAAGAATCGTATGGCGAATCTTTGCCATGTCCGCCAACAGGGCAACAATATCCGCTGGCATTTTTGGCACGCCGTCCATGGCCTAGGGCTCCGAGGGTTTTGCCGCTGGATCGGGGCTCTGGGCCTGCCGTCCGGCCATGGAAGCCTAGCGCTGCTCACCACTCCGGCTCAGGGGTTTGGCCGTATTCATCCTCTGGTGGCAGCTGAAGGAGGTCCTCCAGTTTTTGTATCTCAATGGCTTGAAAATCAATAGGCGGCATGGGCATCCGGCGATAGCTTTTCTTGCTGTTTGCCGAGCCAGGGAGGCCATTGACTTCGCAGTAACGCTCATACCAGTCGCGCACCATCCCAGGGGTTACGAAGCCCTGCAACAGGTTCGCCACTGCTGGCGCGTCTTCGCCCTTCTCAAACAGCAGCTTTGCGGTGATCCGCAAAATCCTGTTCAAATTCGTGGCCCCTTTCGTGCTCATGGGGTTGCTGCAAGGTAGTCGTCATGATAGACTGACGGTCGTAAACCAAATCGGAGCCGTGCTCCGCAGCTATGAACCTCACAGCTTTTAGCGATAAGCAGCTTCAGGAACTGCAAGAACCGCTCTCAAGCCAAGCAGTAAGAACCAGGAGCCAGAGCGGCAGAAGTCTGTCGTACATCGAAGGCTGGTACGCAATCAGTGAAGCCAACCGTATTTTTGGCTTTGGCTCCTGGGACCAGGAAATTGTTGAATTGAAATGCGTTTCCGAGCGTGAACGCAAAATTGGTCGAGATCAGAAGGCCGGCTGGGGTGTGTCTTACGTTGCCAGTATTCGGGTAACTGTTAATGGAATTAAGCGAGAGGGTGTTGGCGCTGGTCATGGCATTGACGTTGATCTCGGTCAAGCGCATGAGTCTGCAATCAAAGAGGCCGCAACTGATGCAATGAAGCGGGCCTTCATGACATTCGGCAACCAGTTTGGCCTTGCTTTGTACGACAAAGATCAGCGCAACGTAGAAGATAAACCGCTTAATTCCGAGCAAGTTTTCCAATCTGAAAAGACAACTCAGAAATTTGTTGACCTTCTGCTGCTGAAAATGGAGCAAGTTGGCATCAATTCTGATGGTATTAAAACGCTCAAGGCAATTCTTCAAATTGCTGACTTTGAAGATGTGAAGGAATCCCTGCGGCCCAAGCTTCTTGAAAAGCTGACCCCGGAATACGCAGAAAAGCTC